AAATTGCGTTCAGTATATTTTGATTCGTTTTCTGTATATTAGGTGGAGTGTTCACCGTAGTTTCAGTTTTATGAACGGCAGTTTTTGTTGACAAGTCGAAGATAGAAGTTCCTTGATTGAACTCATCTTCAAGGTATCGCAATGCTTCACTCACTTCACCTGATGATGCACCAAGTTTTCCTCCAGTCATTTCATCCAGTGCTTTTAACTGTGTTGATAACTGCGAAATCAACATACCAGCTAACGTTGTTTTCTTTTCGGCCTCAGAATTGCCCTGACTTTTTTGATTCAAGTCTTTAATAACATTCGTCAATGTGTCTGAACTATTTTGAATAAAATTCTGTAAATTTTCAGGAACATTATTCAGATTTTCTGTAGGTAAGTTTGAAGTCGAAGTTGTCGTAGATACTGAAGTCGATGATTTGAAAGACTGTGAAACTTTACCTGCCATTTGTGCATATCCAGCAGGATCCAAATGTACGCCTAATTTATCTGTTGTAGAAGCCTGACCCAAATCAATAATGGGAACTTTGACTGCCATTTTTAAAGCCTCTCTCAGTTCAACTCTTCTTGGATCATAAGGCTTGTTACTTGCTGGTAATGTAGGCAACAAATAAGTTACATTAAGTCCCCTTTTTTGCGCTGCTGCAATGACCGATGTAACGCTACCAACGATAGATGATATTTTTCTTCCACCGGCCAAATCATTAGCACCTAAACTAATTACAACATCACTACCTTCTGGAATTGAATTGATGGCATCCAAATGCATTTTAGCTGTGCTTGGGCTACCATCTTTACCTTTTGCTATAAAACCTTTTCTTTTTCCATAATTACTAATACCATTGCTGTGACTATCACCAACAGTATAAATCACATTTTGTTTTTCATTGATTTGAGTTGGTGTTGTGTTTATTGCTGCCGCTGTTGTTGTAGTTGTGCTTGACGATTTTTCAATTTCATTGTCTATTCTACGCACATCGGCTTGAGTTGCCGTTGGTGTTTGTTCAACTACTTGTCCTTGAGTAGCATCTGTAGTCGGTTTAGGTGCAGTCTCTTCTTTTTCATCTTTTTCAAGTTCATCAAGTATTTCTTTAGAATACTCAATTATAAACATCATAATTTCGTAACCGAGATATAAATTTAATATTAGCATTGCCAAAGAAAAGAAAGCTCCGATTCCAGTTGATGCTGTAGCCACACTAGCAAGAAGAGTTGTACAAACTGCTGCTACGGCTCTATATCCAAATTTATATCTGTAACGATATGCAAGTCGAACAACTACATCGATAAATTTATTTCTAGCAAACTTACTATACATCAGTTTATCAAAAAGTAAAGTAAGTTTGTTCCAATTTTTTCCTATGGCATATAATATCTTATCTTTTACAGTAGCTTTTGTTGCTCTTACCGCTGCCATTTGCGCTAATCTTTGTTCACCAACTTTCCTAATACCTCGTCCTGCAACATTGTAACCCGCAGCATTACCTACGTTCGAACCTCTACCACTTTTATCTTTACCATCGCCACCCCCAGGTAATGGTACGCCACCTTTTTCCCTAAACGCAGTCATTTCGGCTGCGGCTATTAGAAGTTTACCTTTGAGTAATTTCGACGCTGCAAAAAGGGTTGCTGCTTCCGCAATTATTAACCCAACTTCTTGCATGATGTTTACACGTTCACCAGTTTTCGTGTTTACATAATCATATTTAAAAGCCTCAACAACCAATTCAACAAGATTGGTAAAGATATTCTTTAAACCTTGCATGAAACCGGAGTTGTTTACTAACGACTGAAAGAGATTTCCAGTTATACTTAAAACATTTACCAAAACATCAGTAAGTTTTGAAAATAGATTTATTAAGTTTGTTTTAATTGAATTGATATCACTATCAAATATATTTTGTATCACGTTATATGATGCTTGTATTGCAGAGGTAATTGCTGTAAACAATGCAATGACTGTTTTTATAATAGCATCTCTTATTTCACGGTCATTAAAAAGAGATTTTACTATTTCAAATGACTTTGATAAAAATGTTCCAACAAGTTGAAAGAGAGAACCGAATGCTTTAATAAATGCATCTTTAACTTCACTACTATTCAAAATATCTTTTAAAAAGCTAACGACTTTTTTAAATAAATCTAAAGCGGATTGGAAAGCGGCTACTATAAATTTACCGATATATGAACCAGCACTGCTTGATAAAATCATTTTGGCTATGCCGGCAACACCCAAAATTAAAAATGTTGCACCTAAAGCGCCACCAACTCCTTTTATCAGTGAAAGAAAACCTGAAGTTTGTTCAGATATCGGTTTCGATTCGTATTTTTTTTCTACCTTTGTTGAAAACCTTGACTTGTATGAAATCTGTCTAACTCTGTATTTTTCTCTTAATACATTTAAGTTTTCTTCTCTACGTAGCTTTACAAGTTTTGTAAAATTTCCAGCAATTTGTTTAAAATCATCGACAAGCGTTGGAAAGATTTTTTCTAGTTTTTGATTAGATGGTGCTGTAGATGAAACTGTTGTAGCCATTTTATACTACCTTAAATTTTTCTAAGAGAGTTTCATCATAAACTGAAGGTATTGGTCCTTCCCACTGGTTCGAAGATGTTGATGCCAAAGTTCTAGATGCATCAATAATTGTGTCTTCTTGACTATCAAAAAATAAATTTCTTGTTCTCAGTGCGGTGGCTAATTCACCAGAAGCAATTCCAAGTTTACCTCCAGTCATTTCATCAAGTTGTCTTAAAAAGTCACTTCCCGGTCCAGTAGAAACCAATGATGCTAATGTATCTTGCAGTGTTTGTCCGAAAGATTGCGCTCTTCCGGCAATACTTCTGATATTAGATTTTTCAATATTAGGCAAACCATTCGTCACATTTTGAGTAACTTGAGGATAAGGTTTATAATTGGACTGATCACTTGAAGAGATTGCGTTTGAGGGGTAAGGTTTTAAATCACCAGTTCCAGCAACTATATTTCCTAAATCTGGATCATATTTTTTACCTAATGCTGCTTGTATAGATTGTGTTGATATTGCTGCTCTGTTACCAGCTTGACCTTCATAATAAGATTGTCCCGCTTTAATTGCAATGCCTTTATTGTTTATTACATCATAAGGAACGGCAATTGATGCGAATTCTTTTGCAAGTTCTAGTTGTTGTTTTAATGGATCACTACCTGCGGCTTTTAATCTTCTATTGATTAATTCTGTTGCCAATCTATCTTGAACAACAGGACTAAATTGTTCATCACGCTTTACAACACCAGATTTTACTAAACCTGCTAACGTGTCTGGAATAATTTGATATCTTCCAGCAGCAAATAAGACACGGGGTGATCTTTGTGCCTGTAAGTCCATGACTTGACCGACAGTTAATTTAGATAATCCTGGATAACCTCCTGGAGTGTCACCTGCCTTTCCTCTATTTGCTGCATCATATCCTGCTTTACCAGCCTCTTTTCCTGCTATCAAATCAAGTAGAGGTGCTCCTGACAGTGCTTGACCAGGTGTAGGTTCTATGGCTTGAGAATATGATGGTGTGACTAAAGCTGTCGGTGAATTTGTATTCGCTTCTGAAGCAAAATCTTTTAGAGTATTTGAATCTTGTTTATTTTTAATGAAAGCATCATAAACTTCTTTACCTGTTATTACTCCTGCCGCACCCATAATGCCATATGCTGCAATGTCACCAGCAACACCTGATTTGCCTCTTCCTTTTCTTGCACCCCCACCGCCTCCACCGCTTACCGCCCTACCAATCATGGCACCCATGAATGCAGTTAAAGCCAAATCAAGTGCAAAAAGACCGAGTGCAACAGTTATTATTGCTTGTTTGAAGGTTATGTTGCCAGCGATTGGTATAGGCTCATTTAAAATTACATTTATGAAATCTTTAATTGCGATGTATATTTTTGCAATCGATTTTCTGAACTCTTCATCACTTAATAATGAAGTGGTGAATTTAAGGGCGCCGGCGATACCATCTGCAATTTTAACAAAAACTTTTACAAGACCATCGACTATCGATTGTTTATTTTGGCTTAATAAATTACCACCCACGGTAAGTGCCGCCATGAAACCAGAAAAGATGGCTTCAATTACAGACTTTATTATTTTTCCTAAACTTTCTTGATTTTTGGGATCAGCGACAATGCTTTTGAAAAAATCTGATGCTTTTTCAATACCAGTTGCAACAAAATTAAATATGCTTTTAAAAACATTTGATATTGATTTTATAATTTGATTATCATTAAGTAGATCAGATAAAAATCTGGTGCCCTTTTGAATTAAGTCAGAAAAAGTTAAGATGACATTTTTAAAGAACTTTTTTATACCATCAATTACTCCCGACAAATTTAACAGCTTTGATAATCCTATTGCCGCAAGACCCAGAAATGCAAATTTAAAAATGCTTGACAAACCATCTCTAATAACATCAAAGAAAGATTTCTGGTCGTTTGAAACCGCCTTTTTATCTTCTCTTGTCGGTCTGACCTTTTTATATCTTGCTGCGTAGTCGGCCGCTCTTTGTCTTTGCCTTTCTATTTTTTGATTTTTTTGTTCCGTTTCTTGTGACTTTATGATCGACATCAGGCTCATTTTAATTGAGCCAACGCTTTTTGCTATATCAGGCAAGAATCTTTTGAGAAGAACAGAGTCTTCCCTTATGGTAATTCTTTTAACATTACCACGTGTTCTTCCTTTTGTCCACCATGCTACATCTTGGTTGTCTGTATTTGCCATTAAGTTCTTCCTGCTCCGGCTCTTCTTTTTTCTTCTTTTATTTTCTCTTTTTCTTCATCCAAAAACTTTAATAACAAATCAATGTATACTTGTCTTTCCCATGGCATCATACTATCCAGTTCTGTAAGACTGTATTTGTGATGTTGAATTAAAGCAAAGTTAGTTTGAAAATAATTAGCTAACGAATCATGACTAAAACTTATCCGAAAAAACTTTGGATACCTTCCAAAGTTAAAGTTTCGTGATAACCACACTTCTCACAATTAAAATCAACATCTTTTTTTATCTTTGGCAGAGTATTAAAGAATACTGAAATTTTTTCCAAATCTGCTTGCTTTAAATTTTCAATAAAATCTACTAATTCTTGTTTTGGAGTATCTTTTGCATAGTAGACACTATCTGCATCATAAACATAGTCAATACATGAGACAATAATTTCAAGTATTTGTTCTATGTCATCGGTGTTTAAGTTAGAAATATCCAGAGAGTTGAACGTTGGATATTTTAAAACAACACCGACTTTATCTGTAATTTGTATCTTATTGCTGTGGTCTTTGTTTTTTTCTGGATTAATTTCCAAAACATTCACATCAATCTTTACAGCATTTCCGCATTTTTCAGTTTCGGAAATATTATTGTTACAAGTAAATCTTAAATTAGCAATTTCACCAACTGATCTTGCTCTGAGTTGAAGAAACAAATATTCAATATCAAACGTTGCCATATTCTCAATGTCAATGTCATCAAGAACACAATTTCTCAATACCTGTTTGATAGTTTTAACTGTTTCTTTTGGATCATCCGATTCACCCGCCATCAGAAACAATTTTTGTTCTTTGACCAAGAAAGGTCGAAATCTTATGACTTCACCGCTTGAAATTAGTTTAGTCTCATAAATTGGTATGTCTATTTTTGGTAACATAATGTCCTCATTAAAAAATAAAATTATCTGAATAAAGCCGCACCGCCACCGAGTGCAAGGTTGGAAATTGCTTCACCAATATTAACTGAGCTTTCTGTAATTGCTTCATATCTTTGATACGCAAATTGAATACTCAAACGATGAAAATTGTCGTCACCCCAACTCAATGCTTGTGATGTTATACCTATTGGATATGCATCAATTAATTTTGCTGCAAAAATTTGTGTAATATCATCATTGTATTGCTTAATTGTTATTTCTGTCATATACTTTGAGTTTTCACCTTTTGGGTACCTTAAATTATTTGTATCTGTTGGCATAATTGCTTCCATCCAACGTTCGAATAATTTGCGTTCATAAAAGTCGTTTGTGCAAATAAAAGTTAAAGTTGTATCTGAGTATTGTGTTTGATATGGAACTTTAAATGTTGGACCATAAATTTTAACATCATCAGTTATTAAGTTTTTACCAGGCAATTCTGCTGATTCACATTGTAGAGATAGATATCTTGACACAGTTGGATTTGCGTTTATATTAGAAGATCCGCCACCCGAACCTAGTGCATTATTAATTGCATCTCCAACATCAGTCATGATAGAATTTGGTAGATTAAGAATTTTTTCTATCAAAGAATTTTTAATAAACTGTGCTATGTATGGAGGTATAGGTAATACCACCTGAAACCTTGAAGGTTTTGCCAAACCACCTTTAGCGTTTATGTTTGATAGAAATGAATTAGGTGAAAATGCCATTAAATTTTTTCCTCTGAATCTGACCAGACTTTATTAGCTGTAGCTTTAGCAAATGATTCTACTGGTAATAGGGCAGCAATATCCCATTCATCCGCTGTAATTTCCAAAAATCTAGATTGCACGTGTCCTGACAAATATCGTTTAATACACGGAGTTGCTTCATAGATTTTTGATGCTCTTTTTAAAAAATCATAACTAATTCTAAATCTCGTTGTTTCATCATAGTTACGATTGTTCAATATGGTGCTCAATTTATCGAGAAGAATGATTCGTCGCTTTGGGTGAATGTAGTGTAGATTCAACCCTAAAAACCCGTCTGAGTATCGTTCTATTGGAATTACCAATGGGAACCTGTCGTAATATGGCAACGAATCTTTCGTCTTTGGATCGTAATAATAAAAATACATACGACCTATAATAGACTGATTTCTTAATCGTTCACGATCACGCATCAACTGACCTTTGGTGGGTCTGAGTGCCGGAACTTTGGATTTGAGCCACGCACGTGCTTCACGTGAACGTGGAACGTATCCCGTTTTTGCAAGAGATTCTCGTATTCTATCAATAAGTCGTTTCGCCATCTTGTATTTATCTTATACCTAAATGCTTTTCAGTCAAAATCTGAAACTGCCAGCCATGATCTTTGCAGAATTCTTCAGCAGCATACCACTTAGCTTTATTGATTTCGTAAGTTACCGCTTCCTGTAGATATGTTTTTGTCTTGCGTTTTTGAGTTGGTGGTTGTGTTTGTTTTTCTGGTTTAACTTCAATCACATAAGTCATCACGGTACCATCAGACTTACGCATTTTCGCAATAAAGTCTGGAAAATAACGATGTTTTCTTTTATCTATCGGATTAAAATAAGGTATGGGAAGTTCTTCCGAACCCCACCAAATGACGTTTGGATTGTCATCTAAATAGTTCATTACCTTTATCTCCCACGTGGACCTATAGATGATGTTATTAGCATCACCTCTGTATTTTTGTGGGTTTTTCGGTCGAAATCTTCCTTTGTTTGGCATAAATACTATCTAGTCAATCAAAAAGGAATCTTCATGGCATTCTTCGGTCTTACAGACGTTAAATTCAATCAAGAATCACCAAGAAATGGACCGCTATCTGCTTTAGAAGGTTCGGAATTTCAACAAAAGACTCTGAAATATCCACAAGATGTTGGTAGCGTAAACAAAGGTCATTACATGATTTTCTTTGTTCGTGAGCAAACTAATACATCATTTAAGGCTCTTGATCGAGGATATTCAGCTTTCGCAACCAATCAACAAGATTTATTTGATTCATTTAATAGCAGAGACTTATTTTCTGGTGGCGGTTTAAGTGCGGGTAAAGAAACTTTTGCTGATAAAATCAATGGTGCATTAACGAATGTTGTCTCTAAAGGCACTTCATTCATTTCACAAAAAGGTGGAAAAGTTGGTGGAAAAGTTTCTGGTGCTATTGATGGTTTTGTGAAAGGTCCTCAACCGCAGGATCAATTGAATGATCAAAAATCAACAGCCATTGAGCAATCAGTCAAATCAATTACCGACAAAAATTCATCAACCACTCTTGGTGGCAAACTATTAAAAAGAACTAGACTGACAAGTGATGCTATTTGTCTATACATGCCCGACACTTTAAATTTTGATTCTGAAGCAAGTTATGATGACCTTAGACCAGGTGAAGAGGTTTTAGGTCAACTTTTGTCGGCTGCACCAACATTGGTTGAGTTTGTTAAGAATAAAGATTATAGAGGTCTGCTGAACGCCGCAAGAAAATCTGGTCTAGCTTCAATTGTGGGTCAACAGTTGGCATCGGCTGCTGGAATAGGTCCCGGTGTTAGTCGTTTGGGTGCATTTGCAACAACAGGTGGTGTTGTAAACCCAATGCTTGAATTGATCTATTCATCACCAAGATTGCGTGAATTTCAGTTTGAGTTTATGTTTTATCCAAGAAGTGAAGCTGAAGCATTTGAAGTTCAAAAAATTATTGATCGTTTTAGATTTCATCAAGCACCGGAATTGGAAGGTGGATTAGGAAGTCAAACAGGATTAATTATTCCTCCATCAGAATTCGATATTAGATTTTATTATGGTGGTCGTGAAAATCCTAATATACCTCCAATAGCAACTTGCGTGTTACGTAGTGTGCAGGTCAACTTTGCACCTAGAGGTTTTACTACTTACGAATCAATAGGAGAAAATTCTCCCGCTTTAGGTAGAACTGGTATGCCAGTTGGAATTACAATGACACTTAGATTCCAAGAAACAACATATATCACAAAAGAAGATTTCAATAAACAGTCTTTTATCGAAAAACCTTCTTCTGGACAATCGGGACAATTTAACGGAACGACAGCATAAAATGGCAAATTACTTTAATAATTTCCCACTTACATTATATTCGTTATCTGCGAATAATAATATAAACTTAGATACCGTTACAAACATTACGGCTCGTTTTGCTTTTGAAGAAACACTAAAAGAAAACTCTTCTGCTTTTTATCCATATGAGATAAAAGACACGGATACACCTGAAATTATTGCCGCAAAATACTATAACAATCCAGAGAGACATTGGATTGTATTAATGTTTAATGATATTATTGATCCTCAATATGATTGGCCGTTGAGTTATCCTAACTTTATCAAGTATGTGAGTGAAAAGTATGCTGCAAATGGTGCAGCTAATGCTACTGTTCAAACTGGTTTGACTTGGGCACAAAGTGTT